TATCAAAATCATCTCGTTTGCAGATGTAGTTGAATGCAGTTGATTCATCTTCGCCTGAATGACAGAGTTGAAATTGGTTAAATCAAATTGTACTGACATATTTATCTCCTAACAAATTTTACCATTTAAGGGCTTATAAGGCTAACGCCATTGCCATGGCTAAAGAGTCTTGTACATAAGCTGTAGTGGCTATTTGTGTTGTACTTGTACCTGATGCCGCTGTTGGAGCAGTTGGTGTTCCAGTAAGGGCTGGAGAGGCCAGTGGAGCCTTTCCTGATAGTGCTGTAGTTACTGTAGTAGCATAATTCTCATCATCATTTAATGCCGCTGCTAATTCATTTAATGTATTTAAAGCATTTGGTGCGGCATCTATAATATTACCAAGTTGGGCAACTGGAATATTACCAGTTGAATCAAGAGAGGCTACGCCATCTGGGTTTCCTACTTCTGAGGATAGAACATAGCTTCCTAGAGAGTTTCCTAAATCTGTTGTTGTTACAAATGTTGTAGATGTTTCTAATTCCCATAATCCGCTTGTTGCGTTATATACTAAAATATCACCAGTAGCTGCATTTCTAGCTGATACATTATGCAATTCTTCTATCTCAAAACCATTTTGTATTTTTACATACATGGATCCTGTATTTTGTTGTCCGCCACGAATTACAATTCCTAGAAATACAAGGTGTGATGATCCATAAGGTTTATTAGCAAGTCCATATATCTTTTGACCGCTTGTGCCCAGCCATACTGGATCTCCGTCTACCGATCCAGTTGTATTAATTCCTTCTAAAATTCCTTCAGATACTACTTGTCCATTGTTGTTATTTAAAATTGTTGAAGAGGTTAATCCCATTGTTTTTGATGAACTTGATTCTGCAGAATTTGAAGCTGGTGAAACTAATAACTTTCCAGAAGCTCCTTCTGATCCAGATACATATACTGGAGTTCCTTTAGTTAAAGATGATCCGCTTTGATTTCTAACATCTTGAATAATTGACTTTGATCCCGCTGCTGCGGTTGCTGCTAAAGCCTCTACTTGAGAAATTCTATAATCATGAGTTGTTGTTACCGCCGAATTTGTTATACCAACTTTTTGCTCTAGTGCTTCAATAGCATCATTAGCATTTGTATGTTGAGCGGCATGTGAAGGAGCATTAACATTATCTCCTGATAAAGGATTAACTAATGTATCTAAAGATGTTGGGAAATTAGTTGCCATATATCTTATTATACCTCACAATTTAATTTAATTAAGTATAAAATAAATGGCCTACCGAAGTAGGCCATTTATTATTAATGCATTTTAATTAAGCTGGTAAAACCCAGTCTTCATCTTCATCAGACCATACATGATCGTCTGAAGGTTTGTTTGTTGGAGGAAGGTAGTAAGAACCATCTTCTGATAGAACCCATCCTTCAAATGGTTTGTTAGGAGTTCTTACTCCATTTACAAAACCGTCTCCTACTGCAATGTAGCCATCGAATTCTACTATTGAATCTACTCCAGCAGAAATTCTAAACAAGTCTAATGTAGCCGCTGAGGGATCTACAAAATCAACAAGGTTTACTACTTTATTATCTTTTACATATACATATTGTGACATGTTATGCTCCTATCCATGAAAGTGCTACTATTCCAGAACCACCAGTACCACCAGAGCCAGAGATATAAGTAGAAGCTCCAAATGAACCTCCGCCACCTCCGCCACCTGAGCCAGTGTTTGCTGCAGCGTTTCCACCGTTTCCAGCGTTACCGTTAAATCCAGAGCCTCCGCCAGAACCTGCTCCTACGTTTCCTTGATGACCTACTGAAGAAAGAGCTGCAGAACTTTGATCTGCACGACCACCAAGTCCTCCACCACCCATGTATCCTGCTGGAGTACCTGCGCCTCCACCTTTAGCGTTTCCTGTAGCTCCTGCTGAGCCTCCACCTACTATATTTAATAGGTTTGAGAATTGTGGAGATTTCCAACGCTGTTGCTGATCTCTAGAAGATTGATTACCAGATCCAGCATGTTTTCCGTTAATCCATTGTTGATCTGGAGTTGTGGTTGTGTCATATCCGCTTGAAGATCCTCCACCAGGCATTACCTGGCTTCCATCAACAGTTAAATATGTAAAGCTGTCTCCTGTTTCAATGAATCTTTCAGTGCTGAACCATCTAGCTCTCATGTTTGCGGTACTGGAATCAAATGTCTGTCCGTCTTGTTGTGTCCAGTATCCCATCCACATTTGACCACCATAAGTTGATCCGTAGTTAAATGTGTATTGTCCTAAGTAGTTATTTGGTCTATTTCTACCACCTGATACGTTAGATGTTCCTCCGCCTTCACCACCTGCTGCAAGAACATACTGAACTGTGTTTAGTGAACCAAATGATGTGTCTCCACCATTTGAACCACCTGGGCCAGTTGTTTGTGTTGTATTAGAGCTTGACTGGAATACGTTTAATCCTACTCCACCAAGTCCTCCGCTGCCAATTGCAACTGTGTATGTTGTTCCTGGGGTTACTGGAACGTCTTTAATGTATACTGCGTTTCCTCCTGCGCCACCACCACCTGCTGTTGCCGAAGCACCTGCGCCAATACGTGCACCTGCAGCGCCTCCGCCACCTGCACCAATACATAGCACGTTAACTTTGTTTACTGAAGCTGGTGCAGTCCATGTTCCTGATGATGTAAATACCTGAGTTCTGTCATAATAAGCAACTGATGCTGGAGCTCCCCAGACTAATCCTGTTGCTGTAGATGAGTCAGCTAGAAGACCTTGTCCGTTAGATCCAACTCCAATTCTTGCGTATCCTGATGCTGTACGTGTGATTAAATCACCCTTTGTTGTTGCTACATCTGGAGCATTTGCTGCCCAAACTACTCCTGCTGCTTGAGAGGAATCCGCAACTAAAACTTGTCCATTCGTTCCAACTGAAACTGCGGTAGAAGCATCATTTGCTGTTGCTACTAGAATATCTCCCTTTGCATTAAACTTTGCTTCTAAAGCAGCGCTACCGCCACCTAATTGATTAATTGCCATTTTATGATATCTCCGTTCCAAATGCGCTGAATGATAAATTTGCAGAACTTGAAGTTACTTCAAGATCATAGCCTGCCTGCAATGTTAAAGCTAATGTTAAAGCTGTTGTTCCAAGGCCTGGGGCATCTATGTCGTAAGCAATGTAGTGCTCGTTGCTTGTTGCTGAGGCTGCTGGTCTTACAGCAATTCTATATGATGATGTAGATGAGTGACGATTTGTAACAATAATATTTGTTACAACTGCTGATTTTCCTGAAGGAACGGTATAAAGATCAACAGTGTTTGATGCTGGTGCTACCTGTCCAAGTACTTTATAATCTGATGCCATTTTTTATACTCCTAAAAAGAGAATTGGGTCGAAAGCACCCGCTGAGGGTACCGCCCATTTTACTCCTGAACTTTCTGAAGAATCTGCTGTTAGAACATAACCGTTTGAACCAAGAGGAACTTTAGTTACAGTGTTGCTTGCCGTAGCAACAATTAAGTCACCTTTTGCATCAACAATATTTTCTGTAATAAAATTAGACTCAATTGCTTGAGCTAATGCCTGAATATCCGCTGGGACATCAATGTTGTCTCCAGAACTAGGATATGGTAATCCGTTAGTAGTTGTTCCTGCCATAATCTATGTTATCCTTCGTAAGTAAATGTTAAATTTATTGTAGCATACTGATTAGTTAAAAGCAACCCATTATTCTTTAATGGGGTGTGGAAAGAATTTCCAGTAATTCTTCCATATCTGACAAATGAATTTGCCAAATCCTGGTATGTTCCAATAGAGGTTAAGTCTGAGTAGCTGATTTTTTTCTCTTCTCCAGCCACGGTTACTACTCCAGAGGTTTCAGCAAACTTAGTTAGTGGGTACCCCACCTTATTGTTTGTGATAGCTCCGTACATATTTACTGTGCCGACTGGTGTAGTAGGCATTGTAAAAGTTAGTCCTGTTCCTAGGTTAGTCGTTGAACCACATGAAATTCTTAAATTGGCCTGAACAAACTGTCCGCTCTTCGTGTATCTAGTAGATACCGATCCATTGCCAAGACTGAATGATCCACCTATTGTTGGAGACCATGCTTGATAAGTGATTAATGCCGATCCTCCTCCACCGCCTGGTGTAAGAATTTCTTGATATACCGCTCCGTCATAAACATATGTTTTGCCTTCATCTGTTCTAATTACAAAGTCACCTTTTTGAACAGTTAAAGCGTTTTGAGCTGCTAGGCTAGCTACAACATGAGTATCGACAATTGAAATCGCTGGAATTTGTCCAGCAGTTAATTTACCGTCTGACCCTAAAGTTGCTACTCCGTTAGCAGTGCCTTTAGCTGTATTTGGAACATAGTTTGTTGATAAATCTGTTGCTACGTTTCCTATTGATGTTGTTAGCGTTGAGCTTAAATTATTAATTGCTGTTGTAACTTCAGAATCTCTAGCAATTGCTGCTGGAATCTGTGTATCTGGAATTGTTCCATTAGTATCTAATGTTGCAACTCCGCTAACAGCACCCTTTTGAGAAGTGGGCGCATAACTTGATAATGCAGTTGTTACTTCTGAATCTCTTGCAATTCCATCTGGTATTTGTGTATCTGGAATTTTGCCGCCAGAAAGAGATGCTACTGTAACTCCGACATCAGAAAGATTTACATAGTTACCAGCAATAGATGTTCCTGCTGCCATGTAGTGTCATTTGTTTTATTATAAATTAAGCCTGTAAGGCTATCAATATATACGTCATTTTTAAATCCTAAATTTGAAGCTGGAGCATTTGATCCAAAGAATATCTTAGCAAATGAGTAGTCTAGCTGATTCCATGTTGATGTACCATTACCGACTTTAAGTCTAAGAGATGTTAAGTCTATACCAATTTCACCATCGGCAAGGATGGGGTTTACTGTTGTCCAATTGGATAGAGTACCTCTGCGTGATTGAATTGTTACTGCCATTAGACTACTCCTCCATCATATGCTGCTTCTAAACTATAGAAGGATTCTGGGAATCCTCCGTCTACATTTCCAATTGCTGAGACTATGTTATAAACAGAGCCTCCGTCTAAATTTGGAAACGAAATAGCAATTGTAGTTTGTACTCCAACTACCGTTCCGTCATAAGAGTGTGAGTGCTCTAGTAATCCTGCAGATCCGCCACCACTGCCTGAACTTAGGTCTCCCCATGCTCCATTTACATATAATCTTATCTTACCAGTTACGCTATTTAGATAAAGCTCTCCAGTAGTTCCTACCGTTGGATCTTGAGAAAGATTTACAAGTTTTAGCGGTACTAAAAATTGTTTAGCCATTCTTTTATCCTATTACTACTACTTTATATGCTCCTGATGCTGGTGCTGAAGCAAACTTTACTGTTACAGTAGACGCTGAAGTAAGTTCAATATCAGTTTCTACTTTTGCGTAAGGTGATGCTGTTTCAGATACCTGTACCATTACATCTGCTGTTCCTAAATTATGTGTTACTACATAAGATGTTGCAGAAGTAGATAGAGTTTCTACAAACTTTCTTGTAATTGCGTGATAATTTGTACCATTATTTGTTAATGTCCAATTATCATTTGTTTCATTCCAAAGAATTTCAACGTCTGGGGAATCTCCACGCTCAACACGGATTCCTGCATCTGTTGTTGGGGTTCCAGTAAAGTCTGTATTAAGGTTGATCTTATTATCAACAATGTTTACCTGAGTAGTATTAACAGAGTTAATTGTTCCTACTACGTTTAAGTTACCGCCAACCTGTAGGTTTCCAGTAATTTGAACATCATTTGGAAGACCAATTGTAACTGCAGAGTTTTCTGAACCTGAGCCAGAAACTTCAATTTCGTTTGTTGTTCCAGAAATTGTTGCTACATAGTTACCTGTTGTATCTGTTCCCAAGGCTACAGAGTTAGGCTGAATTGTTGTTGTGATTTCTACGTTGCCAAGGTCTGTCATTGTTGCAGATCCTGCTACGTCACCTGAAAGTGTTATAGTTGGATCATTTACATCAAAGTTTACCTTACCATTTAAATCATCATAAGTTACTGTAATTCCATTTTCAGTATTTGGAGATGTTACCATCCCACCAATCATGTCCTGAATTGATTCAGTATTAAGTGCTACAGCTCCAGATGTTACTACGAAATCTGTTGCGCTAAATGATGCAACACCCTTGTTTGTATAGGATGCGTCTTCTCCTGAAATTGTTACTGTGTCTCCAGTTACGGATACATCAATTCCTTCTCCACCATTTATTTCAAGAGTTTCTGTTAGAAGGTTAATACCAATTGTTGCGGAGGTATCATCTGAAATTGTAAGTGTTGTTGCTACGTCTACTTCACCAGCTGCAGTTAAACGACCTTGTGCGTCTACTGTGAATGTAGGAATTTTTGTTTGTGAGCCATATGCTCCAGCTGTTACCGCTGTATTATTTAAACTTAATGTTGTTGTTCCTGCTGTGTCGTTATATGTTGATGTTAATGCTGTTCCAGCTAATACGGATGAACCAATTACATCTTGAATAACCTCTGTGGAGCCAGACATTGGCATCCATGGGCCATCTGGTGAGGATAGTCCATTGTAGTAGTACATCGTGTTGTTCGATGTGTCATAGTAAACTTGACCAGTGACTGGACTTGATGGGGCAGAACCTAAGTTCTGAATTCTGGCATTGAGTAACTCATTCTTGTTGAGATCAACGCTTACTAAAAATTTTCTTGCCATTTTCTTTGCTCCTTCTTAGGACAGATATGCTGTCCCTGAGAATGGTTGGGCCATTGTCAGTGTTAAAGTATTAAGACTATTATAGTCTATTCCCGTTTCTAAAACATCTCCAGCGCTTGACTTAACAGTGACGTTTGGAGAGAATCCTAAATTGTGATTTATTACAACAGAGTATATGCCAGATACTGGTCCAGTAATATTGACCATTTCCCAAGCATACTGAAAAGCAACTTCTGTATTCAAAAGGTAGTTTGGGGCACCTGCCCATGTTATATCTGATGGTTTTGGGCCATAAAATCTAGTTGTTAGTTTATCGTAATAAAAGTCTCCTTCGAGACCAAAATTTTCAGCGGAGAGCCATTTCCATTTAATATACTTCTTCCTCTTGGGCCTTGTGGTCCAGGAGTTTGAATTATGACTTTATTTATTTGTTCGGTTACAATTACATTTTCTACCATTATATAGTTACCGATCTGCTGAGTGTGAAAAATCCTTCAAGCAGCTTAATTCTATTTCCATTAGAGTCTATGATCATAAGGTCATATGAGGACTTTGGATAAAATAATTTGTTTGTTTGTGTGGGAGTCATTTTGCATGTTACTTTACCATTTGGTCCATCAATTGTAATTCCGCCTGCTGGACTAGTTAAGCTAAATGCTAGTTTAGATCCGCCTTGTGTATCTCTAGCCTGAAGTTTAGCCAAAGACCCTGTTAGGTTGATTGGATTGTCATTGTTGTCTTTATACTCAACAATAAAGCTAAAAGTGGTATTTTGATCCACTTCGAAATTCTTTTTACCTGCCATTTGCAAAATCTCCTAAAATAGGAAAACTCCTATGCTTATTTTAGCACAGGAGCTATCCTAATTGATTTTAAGAATTACTTCTTTGTAAAGCCGAAAGCTGGCTCGTTGCTATTAAGTGCTTTTAGAATAACTGGCAAACATGCTGCTATTCCGCCCTTAATTAAATCTGCTGGGTCAGTATTTCCAGTCACGTAAAGAGCAATAGACGCACCTAAGAAGTGGCGACCATAACTTGCTAGCGCTGCTAGAATTTTTTCTTGCATTTCTACTAGTCCGTTCTTTTTAAGATCTTTTGTCATGTAGATCCTCCTATTTCTAGGCATTGCGCCCAGGAATTTGGGTGTTACCCCAATTTATATTATATACCTATTATGAAGAAATGTCTACGAGTTCGCAATTGCCATCTGAACTGCAAGCCAGAGTGGCGTTTGTAAATGTTCCGTCTTCTGTCTCATAGAAAGATAAATCTTCCCATCTAATTGTTTTTGGCATCTTGCTTAGTAGATCTTCATACTCTTCTTTTGAAACTTCCTGATATGGTGCCTGCTTATATGAATGATCTGAGTGAGGTAGGAATGAAATTCCAGATACTTCATCAAAGTGCTTATATACCCAAGCTCCAACTTCCATCCACTCTTCTTCCTTTACAGAAACAGTAATAGATGGCTTATGTTCACACCAAGCACGTTGGTATACCAACCAAATATTTAGGTGCTCTATAGCAGTTAAATCATTTCTAACAATTGCACCTTCTGGTGCTTTTACTGGAAATGAGAAGACATATGTATCGTTTGGTTTCATTACATCGTCTTCTACTGGAATCCCAACTTCTTTCAAGAAAACAGAAATGGGGTCTCCCTTAGATCCACGTACTGTTCTAATATAATATGGAGAATGCCATGCATGCATTCCTGAAGATACCCCGACCAATTGAGATACTGTTCCAGATGGCTTTACACATGTAATAGCTGCAGACTCTGGAATCCCAATTTTCCCAGCCTCATCTTTATTTGTTTCTCTTGCCTTTTCTCTTAGAGTCATTAAAAATGCCTCTAAGGAAACTAGGTCCTCTTTACCAGACATGAACTTATGTCCAAACTGTCCAGTTAATGAAACACCTAATAAGCGCTCTTCTTCTGTATTGTCTTTCCATATTTTACGAAGATACTTAAAATCTGTTAGTGTTGATTGCCACGTACCAAGAATTGTTGCAAGTTCGACTTTGCGTTGGATATCTTTCTTTGTATCATTTTCACGTAGTACGACTTCTGAAAGGTTACAAAACTGGTAAGGACGTAAAATAATTTCTGAGCATGGGTTAGTTCCGTAGTGAATATCTGGATCTCTTCTTCCAAACTTGGCTGCTTGGGCCTGAGCTGCGGCCACATTGTATATACCTCGTTCTCCTGATTTTGAGTCATAAAGATTTTTCCATTCTGCTATAAACTGTTCCATCTCTGGTTTGCGTGAATATGCAACAGAGTTATTTGAAAGTGCACGTTGAGTATTATTTTCCCACCAGTTACCTGATTTTGCTGCAGCCATTTCAATATCATTAATATTAGAAAGAGAAATCATTGCTGAACGACGAACTCCTCCAACAACTACAACTTCACCGATCTTACACATAATGTCATGAGCTTCAATTGGTTTTAATTGACGACCAGCTGCATTTTTAAACTTTGCAATAGTAAAATCAAAAAGATTTACAAGTGGTTGTGGACCAGAAGATCTTCCACCCATTGTTTTAAGTCTTGCTCCCGCTGGACGGACTTTAGAAACATCAATTGCTGGAATCTGTCCTGTCCAAAGTAGGGCTAGTAATTCACGATAAGATTTAGCCCATCCCTGCTTAGAGTCTTCTACAATAATTACAGTTGTAGACTTTTCAAATGTTTCTGGGACGGAAGGAAGTTTATTAACATACTTGTACTCAACAGAGAATCCTACTCCAGTGCCACACATAAGGATATACATGGTTTCATCAAATGATCTTGGGTTATCGACTGGAACAAATGAACAGTTGTAACCAGCAACATGGTCTCTATCTAATGCTGCACCTGCAGTCATTACAGATCGCATTGAAGGCATAACGTTTCTATTATAGACTGCCTCTTTTAATTCTTCTACTAGCTTTAAATCTGGAGTATAGTTATTGTTATCTTTTAAATGATCTAGCATGTAGTCAAAATATCTATCTACAGTTTCCCCCCATGTTTCACGACGGTTTTCTTCAGAAATCCATCGTGCATATCTTGATAATGCAATAAAGTTTTCATAAGGGTTTTCTATAGCTCTTGACATAATACACTCTTTCTACGACTTAGTCGTTTGATTTAATTTTTAGTAAGATACTAATTCTACCAAACTTTTATTAGTATGGGAAGCAGTTTTTTATATTTTAAAAAAAATAATATATGTTTATTAGTCAACCAAGTTTAGTTGACTGGTATTCCTATACTTCATCTTTAGAGTTTTTGTTTTTTAAATAATCTAGGTTAAATCCAAATATTTTATTATGAGTTACCGTTACTTTAGCATCTAGCATAATCTTGTTATTTCCCTCATTTACCCATTTGTAGCAAATAGCCGTGTCTTCTGAAAAATTTGGAGACTGCATTGTAGATCCATCTTCCGCAGTATATGGAATAACTGGGTAAAAAAACCATGGCCTTGAAATAGATTCAAATACTCCACTTTTTACACAACAAAATCCTAGACCTACCGACCCAACTTCAATCAAAGACTCTTCATTTTTAATTTCATTATAATTAATTGGAACACCATCATGTATTGATTTAAATGCTGCAATATATTCGTATTGTATTACAGAGTAACATCCAGAAACTATATTTTCTTCAGAATTATATAACTTTAAAAATGAATCTACATCCCATGAAATATCAGAGTCAATCATAAAAATTTTATTATATGTATACTTGCCAAGACCAGGTTTGTTTGTATCTACCTGGAAGTTCATAGTGTCAGCAATTGTCCCTTCTCTTGCTGTTGCAACTATTGAAGTATATTCATTTTGATATTTCCAAGAAATTCCCATTGAGTTTAAAGCTTGAATTGTATTTAATAAGCTAGAAATATATGAGTTTGTCATACTACTACCTGGAGTACATATAACTACATCATAATGTGGTATTGGTGTTAAGGTTATTTCTTGTTCCGCCTCGACGCTCATTTACTCTACTTCTTCTTCTTTAATTTTTTTAGAAAGAATAGAAATGTCTAATAGGTCATTGATGTCAGTATATAGTCCCCTTGGCTCAATACTTAGATACTTACAAACATTTATCCAGGAATCTTTAATATAGGAAGATGACTCTTCCATCATAATTGTAATTCCAGATGCTACTAAAAATGCGTAAGGAATACCAACGTCATTCTGTTGAAACATATCCTGTGCGTTTTGAAACTTTTCTCTATTTACGTAAAATTGCCCTAGTATCTTTGTCCTTGTGTCTAAGTCAGTTGCCATCTGATCTTCTGGAATCATTGAGTCGTCTACCATAAAACTTGCTTTTCCCATTTTATCTCCTTATTAAGTCTTTATCTTATCAAATAGTAATAGTTTAGTCAAGAGAATTTATCAAATATATTACTAAATGCCTGTGTGGTTAAATTTTTCCAGTTATACTCATCATGTATTTTTTGAGCCTGTGCAAAGTAATATGAAGAGTAGGCTTTAAAATTAATTGCTGCATCAACCATTTGATCAGATAGGTGATCCTTGTCTGGCTGATAAAAACTTCCTAGGTGTGCGTCGCCAACAGCTTTTGGAACCCCGTCAATTGAAGCATCTGTTAGTTTTGACCTTAACTTCAATGGCCCCAAAAACTTCTGATAATGAGCCCAATCATAAGTTGAAATTACTGGCATTCCAGTAGCTAATCCTTGAAGCGGAATAAAGCCAAAACCTTCTCCCCAGCTTGGATAAACAAGAACGTGGTGCATATGATAAATCTGTACTAACTGTTCTATTGAGTACTCTTCTTTAATTATCGATATATTACTATATACTGAATCTGGAGATACGAGTTCTTTCCTGTTGTTGTATATTCTAATGGTTGATGACCCATGGCATTTAACTGTTAAGTGGTACTCTGGATTATTACCGAATAATTTTATAAATGTATCAACAACTAGTTGTCCATCTTTTCTAGGTGATGGTTCTCCTATATGTAAAAACTTAAGTGGTTTTCCTGGATGTAAAATTCTTTTATATGGTTTCCATAAAGATTCAATTCCGTGAGGGTATACATAGATAGGTTTAGTAACTCCATTATTTTTATATACTTCTGCCGTCCAATCTGATGTAGCCCAAACTTCATCACATTGATTAAATATATCTCTCCACTCAGGTCTAATTAAAGTAGATTCCCAAGGAGTATAACCAATTTGATACTGTCCTTTATGTAATTTAAAATGATGTGGTTGAGTAAAGTTTATCTGTACTGGAGCTTTAGGGCTTGCAAATTTAACAGTATGTCCTAATTCCTGCAGCGTATTAACTATATTTTGTCCCGCATAGCCAAATCCAACAGAAAGGTTAAGTCCTGCTCTAATAGTATAATAAGATAATTCCACTTAATTCTTTCTGGTTGACCGACTTGACAGTAACTTAATTACAATGCTACTATTATAGTTCGTTATCTCTAAAGGAGGAAATGCCAATGGAGAGAATCAAAGAGCGTTTGAGCGATGTTGCTCACAACTGGTCTTATATAGGAATGATAACATTATTCTTGTTTACAGTCCAGCCTGGTCCAACAGTAACTCAAGCATTGACGGTGGAAACACCTAAATCAACGGTACAACTAAAGAAAGAAACCTTAGAGAAGTACAGCACTACTGTGTACAAGCCTTCTGAGAATCTAACAGACAAAGAACTAAAAGAACTTTTATCAGCTGTTGGTTTTGAAGGAAAAGCCCTTAAAATGGCTTGGGCTATTGCTAAGTCAGAATCCAATGCAAGGCCTATGGCTTACAATGGTAACAGGAATACTGGAGACAGTTCCTACGGAATTTTTCAGATTAATATGTTGGGACAACTCGGCATTGATCGTAAAGAAAAATTTGAATTAAGGTCAAATATCTTATTATTTGATCCAGTAATAAACTCAGAGATAACGTATTATATGACTAAGGGCGGAACCGATTGGTCATCATGGTCTTCCCTTAACGGGGCAAGATTCAAAGAATTCTTAAATGAGTTCTCTTATTAGAAAGGAAGGTTAATGAGGATACAGTACGTATCTAAATACCTTCAATTAGCAGAAGAAGGCCTTGTTCCTAGACTTGAATGTCCAATGGATCAGGGCCTTCTTATGTCTAACCTAGACTGGGAAGATAAGATATATTTATACTGTACTTCCTGTGATTATAAAAAATATTTAGGTGTAGATTTTTATGAAAAAATTAAAAATAAAGTTGAGGAGGGTCTATAATGGAAGATTGTGCTTGTGTAGATTTTAATAATCGATGTGATGAACACAAAGATTTAGTTATCGGGCCGAACCTTGCTTCTGGAATTCTATTTGAAAGCATTCAGACAGATGGCGGTAGTATTTCAGAAAAAGACGCTATGGGTAGAGAAAAATTTTGGGAAGACTTAGGGAGACCAAATGACTGAGAATAATACACCAGACGAAAATGGAACTATAGAAGAGAATCTTCCAATGGTTACTTATATTATGCTACACAGAATCTATGACATGCTTACGCTAATATCAGACAAGGTAGCTGGTTCTGAAAAAACATCTAAGATGATTGAGTATCATGAAAAAGGATACCTGCTTGGCCCAAATCCAGCATATACACCTGATCAAGAAAAAGAATAAAAAATATCTAAAAAGTAGTTGACTTAATATCTACATTATTTTACAATTAATAAGTACTGGTCGTAGCATCCCACTTGCTCCCAGTACATGATCGCAAGATCAACAAAACCCAATCGGATCCGCCTCTGATTGGGTTTTGTACTTTGTATCCCTAGAGAGATTCGAACTCCCGACACACAGGGTAGAAACCTGTTGCTCTTCCACTGAGCTATAGAGATGTGGAGCGGATGAAGAGAATCGAACTCTCACTATCTGCTTGGAAGGCAGAGACACTACCATTATGTAACATCCGCAGTAACTTTATATTGTTACTTTAACCACTTACTTAGCTTAGATAATATTCTATCTATATTCTCCATAAGCAGTCTCATTCTTTCTCTAACAAGAACCACGTTTACTTCTTCAGCAGTTTGTCTGTTATTAAATGTATAGGACTCAGAGTATGTCTGTTCTTTCTCTTCTTCATCAATATACTTTTGGGTTCCAGATACCTTAGCCGTAGTATTTTCTGGTAGAGGAATGAATCTCTCGTATGATCTATCTAACTCGTATGATGGCTGAACGGTGTCTGAATACTTAAACTGATACCCTGCTCGTTGAGACTCTACAGATATAGTAACTCCAGATGCATCTGTTTCAGACTGTGTTTCAATATTTGATCCAGGACCACTTCTATCAATTGTGAAAGTTTCTGTAGGTGCATCATATGTACCCCATGAACCGCCTCGTGCTGTAGTATCATTAGTAATTGGATTTGCAGCAACTTGAGGAACTACTGTTAAGTCTCCAAGTCGGCCACTGCCACAAACAGATGACTGGCAAACGATGTTATTGGTTATTGTGCCAGATGAATCAACTACTGACCAAACTCCGCAAGGATCTGAAGCTGTACATTCTGCATTAGCTGATGGTTGAACAAAAACTATTGAAGATAGAACTAAAGATAGAACAACAACAATATTTTTCTTTTTCATATTACCTCCATAATATAAACTCTGTCTGAGTTTACTTATTCCGCATAGAAGGTATCTATGCTTTACGCTGACCCACCAGGCCTCGATCCTGGGACATCAGAGTTAACAGCTCTGCGCTCTACCGACTGAGCTATGGGTCAATGTTGGCTTCAGGTGCGGGAATCGAACCAACATTATCTGCTTCGGAGGCAGAGGTCCGACCATTAGACGAACCTGAAACGTATTATCATTATACTATTTTGCGGCGGACATGGCAATGTCTACTATAATTAATCTTATATAGTGCGATTTAAAAGTGCGCCCGAAAAAAGTGCTTCGGCGAGAAGAGACATTCTCTCTTTACCCCATTTGCCAGAATATGCCTCTAAATTGCTCTGTAGGCCCTCTAAGCCACTTTTAGCCATATTATGACCCTACGGGTCGATCAAGGCAGAAACGGGCGGGAGAAGGGAATCTCCCAATTTACTCCAATATAACAGATAACATAGATAAGCTAGATATAAGCATTAGGATCAATATTGACCAAACTAGAAGTTTAGAATAGTTCTTCATCTATATCTTCATTTAGGTCGAAGTCAAAGATGTCTTCGAGTCCCGCCTTTTTAATAATATTAACTAGAAATGTTCCAAAAGCTATTGCTGTCGCAATAAGAACCATTATTCCTACAAATTTCTTTTTCATACGCATCCTTAATTAATTATATCCATAATAAGAGTAATAACCACTAATAAACTAAACAGTATCAATCCTGATATAAATAGAAATTCAAACATATTTTATTATAACATTAGATATATATTCTAGTCAACTAGGATATTATTTAGATTTATTAGATTTACGAGTATGAGTTCTGACTCTATGACAATTTGAGCAAACGATCTCACACTTAGCTATTTCTTCATCTATCTTCTTCTTGGACAATGTAGGAATAAGTTCCATTACATTCTTATGCTTCCGCCCACGCACATGGTCAAAATCCATTACATAGTATGGAAAAGATTCCTTACAGTCCATACAGGGAGTACTTGACTTCATCTCTTGGATATATTTAACCAAATAAGATCTGTGTTGTCTATCCGTCGTTTTTTCCGACTTCATACCTTAATTATATATGATAATTATTATAGTCGACTAGGATATTAAACTTATTAGATCATCCTTAATGAATATGCAGTTATATTGGCTAGTGTGTTGTTTCTTCCATTTATAAAAAGTTAAATTGTATTTAGCTAGATAATTAACTACATCATTATGCAGCCACTGTTCCTGCCAATAATTATGAGTTTCAGTTTCTATAAAAAGACTATCTGTATTTTCCAGCAATTTTTCTGCTCCAAGAAGAACTTCCTTATTTGCCCCTTCGACATCTATCCATAAACAATTTGTTTCATCAGATGTATGGAGATTATCTAAACTATTACACTCTACCTCTAGATAGTTATATTTTTTAACTTCTCGCTTATTTTTAATTCCATTAGATCCGTTATCTGAAGCATTAACATCTGGATCAATTTCAAGTGTTGCCGTTCCGCTATAATTAGTTATCGCAAGGTTCGTATAGTCAATTCCAGATAGTGAGGCTTTAAATTTATTATATACGTCCTTAGATGCTTCGTATGCATAGATATTCTCGCATATATTCTTATCTAGCATCATTAGTGAAAACTCTGCGTCAAATGCACCTACCTCTATGGATAGCTGTGGTTTTAGTATTTTCTGAATGTCGACAAACTCATTAGCTATGCTTAGATCAACTAACCCTGATGTCATATATATCCTTAATTAATTCTAGTCAACTGTAATATTAGATTATAGTAAATGTTAATAAAATTATTTTTTTCGTATTATATATATTATATATTATTTAAGTTGATACTTAGGGATTTAGATTTTTAGGAAAGCCCCCCTACCCCCCATAATTTAAAATCAATTATGTAGGATAGAGAAGCAGACACTTAGTACATTTGAGTTTCCAGTGTAAGCCCCCACAAACCAGCCTTTAGTATAACATGGAATATTTTGATAGGTCAATAGCTTTTGAAAAATATCTGTAGAGACAGTAGGACTCGAACCTACGATTACCAAATTATGAGTTTGGGGCTTTAACCAACTAAGCTATGTCTCCGTGCTCCTAGTTGGACTCGAACCAACACTTGTACGATTTTAAGTCGTATGCCTCTGCCATTGGGCTATAAGAGCTTATTTATGTTCTTTCATATGACGAGCAAGTGTCATGTGAGCAAAGCCTGATCTAACTTCTATTTCCCGCCCACATGTCTCACATATAACGATTCGATTAGCAGCCATTATTGTATTATACTAATATAAAATATTTCAGTCAACTATTTTTTAGATTTA